GCAACGTTTGTCACTTTCAATATATCATTAACAGTGTTCCAGTCTTGTACTATTGCAACCACAGATGCGTTTGCTTGTGTGTGGTCAGTAGATTGAAATACAATTTCTCTAGGAACATATGTTCCTGTGCCAGTGCCAGTATTCAGGTCAATTGTGTAACTTGATTGAATCATCACATCATCAATATCTTCCACACCAGTGTCGATAACTTCTTGTGAGTACTTGAATTTCTCTAGTTCCAATTCATAGAAATATGGAATCTTGCGGCCTAACATAAAGAAGTCTTTGGTCTGATTAGTGAATTTAATCTCAAACAATTCACCAGTGCCATTTAAGAATGGTACATAGACCAAATCACCTTCACGGGGCCTATTGAATCTATCTTGTGGTACTCTTTGAGAGAAAGAACGCTTCGACAATATAATATTAATATTGTTTTTAATCTCGAGCCCAAATTTTGAGAAGAATTCTTTTTCACCACCGTATTCCATTGAACTAGATAAGTAGAATTCAATTGGAAATGCAGAACTAAATTTCTTAATTGGATCTTCACCATAAAGAATGTCTCTATCTTCCTCATTCTCAATAGGTAAATAGTATGCGTCAAAACCCATAATCTTGATTGATTCAACAATCAAGTCTTCAATTACCCTCTGCTCAGCAAGAGAGTTGTAGTTATTGAAGTATACACTGGTTGCCATATTAGTTCATCATAAATTCTAATGGTGCACCATATTTGTCACCAATTTCTGCATGTAGTGCATCAATCTCTGCTTTGGCTTCCTCATATATCTTATCACCATTCAACATAACACCACCTGGCAATTGAATGCCACTAAACTTTTTAAGGTTGTTACCCCATGAACGTTTTATAAGTGCTGTTGCATATTCTTTTAACCAACGGTCATTCCAGGCCTGTGTGTATACTTCTGGATCAATCACTGCATAACATTCTGCAATTACTGTTGTACCTACTGGTGCCTCACTGCGACCCCAACTCCAATCAATATACAATCTTTGCATATGTCTTTGGAATCTAATAGGAACTTCACCGGAGAATAGTTGTTCCAACATACGTAGATGTTGCAATGTCATTGTATAGTTGATGTATGATGCTGAGGTGAAATCATATAATTCATTTAAACGTAGTTGATACCTCAAATCAAACATATTGACCTGAGATAGTGAGTCGGAAATAGGAAATATTCTGGTTATACCAGCAATCTGTAATGCATTGTTTGATGAATCTTTGGCCTCAGATATATTCAAGTACCTATTATTAACATCTGTTTGGTCAATTTTTTTAATGTAATATACTTTTTGTAGGCCATCAAAGTGGTAGTCTTGCCAATATTGAAGTGCATCATCAATACGGTCTTCTACCTGGTCATCATCAACGTTGATTTCAATTACTGGAAATCCTAACCTACGCAGGCAATAATCTTTGAATGCCGTTCTTGTTGTGATTGTTTTCGCCATTATATCCCCCTATGAGGATATTTATGCTTCTGGTTTTGTAACAACCCAATTAGAACGCCATAGTTCCTGAACTAGTAAATTCATACACTGTGAAACCACCTGCGGTTGTTACAGACGGATTACCAGTACATGTTGCTGTAACTCCAGCAATATGACGAATAATTACTACACCGGATCCACCTGCACCTGAATTTGTTTGGCCGCCGCCTCCTCCGCCAGTATTATTGAATCCATCTAATCTAGCGTTAGTAATATTACCTGTCTGTCCTGGTTGTGAACCTCCACCACCTGCGCCACCGTATCCGGCTTGACATCCTGCTCCGCCGCCAGCATAGTATCTACCCGAGCTAGTGATTGCTACACCTGTACCTGTACTTGTAGAGTTTGTATTCATGTGGTATGTACCTACACCACCCAAACCTGAAGCTAATGCAACTATATAAGCACCCGCTGGAATTCCTGTGCCAGTAACTTGTGTACCAACATTAATTACTCCAGTATTAACTCCGGTTATAGTTAAAACGCCGTTGCCACTGGTTAATGATCCCGTCCCACCAAAAGCAATTGTTGCATTACTTTTGACACCAATACCACCGAAGCCCATAATAGATGCCGTGCCACCTTGGCCGCCGGCACCGCCACCGCCTGAACCAGGACTATTACTATCATTTGTACCACAATCATATCCTTGTCCGGCAGTTCCTAAACCTTGCACGACCGGATTACCCATGATTTGTGCAGCACCACCGCCACAACCACCGTTACCGGCACCTTCTGTAAAATAATTGCGTGGAGATGCGCCAGAGCTGTTTGGACCACCACCACCGCCACCAAGTGACATAATTGTGGTCATGCCAGCACCGGAAATAGATGTATTAGATCCTTTATGTCCAGTAACCTCTTCACCACTAACACTTGCACCACCTGCACCAATAGTAATTGTATATGACGAACCAAAACTATTTGATATGACTGATTCAGCGGATGTTCCTCGACCAGAAGCTTCACCCGTAATTGATGAACGATATCCGCCAGCACCGCCTCCACCTGAACCTGGGCTGTAGCCTCCACCTGAACCTCCGCCACCAACAACTATAAATTGTAATGCTGTAGGTGCCAATACTACATCAATACTAAATGCTCTTGCCACACTTTGATTTTGTCCGTCTGTTACAGTAATTGTAAAGTTATATGTGGTTGCACTACCAACAGTTGGTGCAGTGCCAGTGATTGCACCTGTACTACTATTTAAACTTAATCCATCCGGCAAAGAACCACTTGTTAAAGCGTATGACAAAGTTGCATCGCCTGTTGCAACTACTGATAAACTTACACCGGTTGCTGCACTACCTGCAGCTCCTATACTGCCTGCAGCAGTTGACCAAACAGGAGGAGCACTATATGTTATTCCATTTGGCACCAGACCAACACTACCATCAGTATTATAAACAAATAAATTATAAGATCCGGCACTTTTTGCTGGTGTTGTAACCAACAAACTAGTTGAATTTGTAAAAGTTGTTGTGCAAATTGTTGTATCTACGAACACATTTGCACCATTAGCAAATCCTGAACCTGTCAAAGTTATTACACTGCCGCCGGCAGTATCAACAGCTGTTGATGTGCCTGAAAGAACTACTGCTGAAACTTTTATTCCTCCACCACCACTGGCACTTATTGAAGCCAGTGTTGCCGAATCTATATTATTTGTTTTGATTTTTGTTGTCATTTTTTATACTGTGAATTCAGTCCACGAAAGAGTTTCTTCATTCCATGTATATCGTTTGTCATCCTGAGGCATTGCAACAGGTGCATTCCATTGACATGTATCTTCATCCAATATCCAACTATTAAAAGGTTTAGGTGGAATAAATGCATCACGTATAGCATCGAAAGTGAATCCTATACCAGCATAATTCTTTCTTAATGGTGTACCACCTAATTTATGTACACCTCCATATGTGTTGTAACTAGTTTGTATAAAAGACCTTGGTTCACCGAATAAACCAGTATCAACTACATCTTGTTCTATTACTAGAACTTGTGTTACAATATTATTTTCATCTATTTGTGCAAAATGTGCCATTTCTATCTCTCCATTAAATGTTAGAATGTTATACTACCTGATGATGTGAATTTATATACTCGCAGTCCACCTGAAACTAATACGGCCGGACTGCCAGTGGTTGAAGTTGCTGCTGGATATGAACTTGGATAACTGAGTAATACTACTCCAGAACCTCCAAGTCCAGCATCAGCAACTCCAACGTATCCTCGGCCTCCGCCTCCGCCACCTGTATTGGTTGCACCAGCGGTTGGAGCTAAAGTTATAATTCTTCCGTCAGCACCACCCCTACCACCTCCGCCGGCACCACCAAAACCTATGTAAGCAAGATTACTAGTATATGTAGTACCGCCGCCGCCACCAGCAAAATATCTACCCGAACTTGTAATTGCTACGCCAGTAGCAGTTGAGGTTGCAGCCACGTTCATCGTATATGTTCCTAAACCACCTGTGCCTGTGCCTAATGCAGTAATATAAGCACCTGCTGGAATTCCTGTGCCAGTAACTTGTGTACCTACTTGAATTTCTCCAGTTGTTACAGCAGAAATAGTTAATACGTTTGATGAAACGATGTTTGCTGTACCTTCAAATGCAGCAGTAATAGTCAATAATTTACCTGGACCGCCTAGTCCACCAGCATTACTATTTGCAACTGTATCGACACCTGCGCCACCAGCACCACCGCCACCGCCGCCTGTTGCATATGTACCTGAACCAGAGTCTGCAATGCCGCCACGATTACCAAATCCACCAGTTGCACTACTAGGTTGCAAAGCATTTCCATAAGTGGTCATGTTTGCACCGTTCCACGCAGCACCACCGCCGCTTCCGCCATTAAAAGCATTAATATAGGCACCATTATAATAACCACCAGTTCCACCACCTATAGCAGTTTTTGTGGTTAAACCTGATCCTGAAATGACTGTATTTGATCCGCTAACGCTTGGAGATGTTCCTCCTGCACCAATAGTAACAGTATATGTTACACTTGATGTTACATTCATTGATCCAGTTACAAGACCACCAGCGCCTCCGCCACCACCAGCAATGTTACCTGAAGATGAACCTGCTCCACCACCTGCAACCATTGCAAAATCAAGTGATTCTAATGAAACAACTACAGTAATACTAAATGCTCTGTCTGTACCTTGGCCGTTAGCATTAGTTGCTGTTAATGTAAAATTATATACAGTTAGACTACCCACACTAGGAACACTACCTGTTATTGCACCAGTACTACTATTTAAACTTAATCCGGTTGGTAAACTACTACCGGCTTTAACTGAGTATGTAACAGCAGTACTGCTTGTTGCAGCTACTGAAAAACTAAGACCAGTTGCTCCTGTACCGGCAGATCCTATACTACCTGATGCAGTTGTCCAAGTTGGTGCAACACTGAATGATATGCCATTTGGTATCATACCAAATCCGCCATCAGTATTGTAAACAAATAAATTATATGAACCAGCGCTTACTGCTGCGGTTGTAAATGTTAGGCTTGTTGTATTTACAAATGTGGTATCACAACGAGTTGTATTTACAAAAACGTTTGCACCATTAGCAAATCCTGAACCCGTTACTGCAATGGTTTCTCCACCTGCTGGCAAACCGGCCAATACACCACCAGGATAAGTTATAGATGTGACCTTTATTCCTCCGGTACCACTCGCACTTATTGAGGCTAGTGTTGTTGAATCTATATTATTTGTTTTGATTCTTGTTGTCATTTATTACTCTGTTGTTTGTATATATTCAATTCAAATTAAAACGTTATGCTACCTGATGAAGTGAATTATACTATTTCTATCCAAGAAAGTGAGGCTTCATCCCACTCATAATCCTTGGAATCATCTGAAGGATAAGGCGCAGGACTATCCCATTGGCAAGTGCCCTCATTTAATGACCAACTTTCAAATGGTTTTGGTGGTATAAAAGCATCACGAACTGGATCATAAGTGTAACCAATACCTGCATAATTTTTTCTCAACGGTGTTCCACCCAATAAATGTTGACCCGCAAGTGTGTTGTAACTGGTTTGGACAAAACTACTCGGTTCTCCCCAAAGACCAGTGTCAATCAAATTTTGTTCTATTGCTATCACTCTAAGAACAATATTATTTTCATCTAATTGTGCAAAGCTACTCATTATTTCCTCTTTAAATTGTCATAGTTCCTGAAGAAGTGTAGGTGTAATATCTATATTCTCCAATTAAAGTGTATGTTGGACTGCCTGTAGTACTAGTTGCTAGTGGATATGAATCTGGCCAAGCAACGATTACTACACCTTTACCACCATTGGCTCCAGCTCCTGCTGGTGAACCGCCAGCGCCGCCGCCACCGCCACCACCTCTATTTTCTCCGCCAGCGCCTGCTTCAATATATTGTCCGCCACCGCCGAAAAAGCCACCAAGCCCACCACCATCACCAAAACCGCCGGTGCCGCCGCCACCTTCACCAACATA